GTCATGGTGTTTTTTGTGTGTATGTTGTTGACCCCCACCGGGTTGCGTTGTATCTTATTGCATGCAACAAAATCGACAAACCCTTTCCGTTCTCTACAATTGCCAGTCGCGGCACGTTTCATCGTGCAATGTAGCCGACTTTTTGAAACAATCTTGCCACCTTGAACACCTCGACGGCCACGCGTTACGAACTGCAAAACAAACATTGACCGCCTGTTTGCCACACGCAACGACGAGGGGGGGGCGGTCATCCGCTCACGTCGTCGCATACAACAAGCGTGTGCAACTGGACATTGACCACGCGCACAACGAATCCATTCACGGCGACCGCCTCGACGAGGTGGGGGCGTGGTTTGCTTTGCAACCGTGGTGTGAAATGGTGGGCGTGTCGGCATCGGGTCGCGGGTTGTGCGTATGGGTGCGCACGGTTGATCCGTTCCGCCGTGACCTCGCCGAACGCGTCATTAATTACGTCGAGGCGTTGGCGACCAGGTCGGGCCATGAACTCAATTGCGACCGTGTCAATTCAATGTCGCCCGTTGCATTGCGGTTCACGCTGAATCGGGTCATTCATTATAACGTCGAGGCCGTCGAATTGTGCAACAAAGTTTTGGCCCAATGAATTGTTGTGTGTACATTGCCGTATCAACAACAAACAAATGAAACTTTCGAGGCACCCGCAAAAAGGCGATGACATAAAAGGTCACATCGTCAAAGGCATCATCAAAGAAAAAAGGCACGGCATTTTGTGCGTTTGGTATAAGTTGGAACACCCAACAAACAAAAACCGCCGTATCATCGGATACAACCCAAAAAACAAACGCGTCGACGCTTGTTTTGCTACTTATCCGGGCTTACACAATGCGTGTAATTATAGAACATGGTAACAATGACGAAAGAACAAGAACGGGCGATTTTGAGCGCCGCAAAGGCACACGCGCAAGCCGAAGAAAAGTTGCGTACATGCTATAAAAATCGGAAAACATTGTCGAAAATGGACAAGGCGAAAGACAAGGCAAAATTTGAAGAAATTCGAAGAAATAAGTGGGTCACTTATCGCGCGTTGAAATGCGCAGTGTTGGCAATCAACGGATTGACACCGTAACAAATCCAGTCACAACAAAAAGCGCCCTCAAACATTGGGGGCGTTTTTTTTTGGCCGAATGAATTGTTGTGTGTACATTGCGGTATCAACAACAACAAAATGTCATACAATTACAACATTCGCGTCGCGAAAATGCAGGTCGAATTGGCCGCCCGTGGTTTTTCTGTTATCAGCCTTCAAAACGCCATTGGTGGCGTTGGGTTTCAAATGGTCATAACGCGCACCAACAAAACAAAAATGTTGACTGACGCGGAAATCATTCTCGTCGACGAAATTATTGACCAATTCGGTTTTGACTGTGACGACACTTGCGAATCGGCATCACATCCCGGACATACATATATGATGTGTCCACGGAACAACCGCTTCGAAAACATTGAAATCATGTCGACGTTTGATGAAGCCTGTGAAATAACCGGTCGTTCGCCGCGTGACATGTCAAAAGCGCGAATCGTATCAATGAAGGAACACCGGCCGTACAATTTCGGCGATTACAAAGTTGATTTCACGTCGGGTCGTAATTTCTCCGACTGTTCAATTTGGAAACCGTGACCACGGCGGCAAATCGCTGAATTGGTTCATGATGCCGCCACGTTGTTGAACGTGGTCACGGCAAACGCCCTCCGAAACGTCGGGGGGCGTTTTTTATTTAACCTCATCCCACGATGTCAAACCATCTTCGACGGCTTGAATTGTTTCAAATATGCGTTGCGCAATTACCGGCACAATTGCGTTGCCGTATGCCTTCAACGATTGTCGGCGCCATTTTGAAACGGTGAGACCGTCCAATGTATCGGGAACCCCATCATTTCCGCAACGAATAGGGGAGATAGTTGGGAATTCTTTCCAGTTTGTAAACGGCAACGTTTTGTCAATGAATCTTGATTTTCCTTGCCTGTTATCTTGTCGCTTTCCTGTGCCAATGGTGTTGGCAACAACCCTTCGACGAGTAAATGTTCCAGGTACATTCCGCGCCGCGTCCCGCCGTATTTCTGGCGGCGTTTTTTGGTTTGATCCGCCGTTCGTTCCCGTGGTTGCGTGTTTGGCGTTGGCAACAATCCATATTCGTTCACGTCGGTGGGGCGCGTTCGCGCCGCAAGCTGGAACAAGAAACGCCCCGACGTCGTACCCAATATTTTCCAAATCAGCGCACACCGTGTCGAGTACCAATCCGCCCGACCAACGAACAAGGCCCGAAACGTTTTCAGCGACGACCCATCGGGGCCGAGCGTTGCCAATGACGCGGAACATTTCGGGCCACAAATAGCGGTCGTCGGCAATGCCTTTTCGTTGTCCGGCGTTGCTGAATGGTTGGCAAGGAAACCCGCCAGTGATGACATCGACAATTGGGGTGAACCCGTCGAATTCTTCGATTTTTTCAAAACTTCTTGAATTTGGAAAATGGTGTTTCAATACCGTTTGGCAAAACGGGTCACGTTCCACATGATAAACGTTGCGCCAACCGACGCGCTCGGCGGCGAGGTCAAAACCCCCGATGCCTGAAAATAACGATCCGTGACGCATCATAACCCGCAATGACCCGAATCACAATCGTCAAAATCGGCCGGGTAATTGGCGGCAATGTATGACGACGACTGGCCGCCGCTCAACGAATTAAATGTTTTCATTTGTTCCATTGTTTGTCGTCCGTTGCTCGTTTGCGGTTGTGGCATCTATGACAAAGACTTTGCATGTTGGACGTATCGTAGAACAATTTTTCGTCAATGACGCGCGCCGGTTTTATGTGGTCGACGACCTGGGCGGCGTGGCCGCATTGGACGCACACCGGAAACGTTTTGCGATACCAACGACTAAACTTTGTCCATCGCCAAGTGTGATACCTTGCGTCCGGTCGTCGTTCCCGTTTTGGGTTGTCTTTATTCCAAGGGACGCGACTTTGTTTCGTCGGCATTTTTGGCATTCTGCAAAATCTTTTGTTTGATGTGTTGTGCCGTCGCTCGTTCCTCGTTGGCGTACTTTATCCAATCGGCCCGACGCTCGTCGGACAATGGCAATTCGTCGGCCTTTTTTCGCCACGATTCCGAACGCCGTTCGTGCCATTGCATATCGCGCAACGTGTATTCCTTCGCCGGCGTTTTGCGCTTCGGCATTTTCTCGGCGTTGCGACGCAACCAATTTTCCAGCACTGGCCGCCACCGTCGTATTTCGTCGCCGCGTTTCGTTCGGTAGTCGTTGGCTTCATAATAATTAAGGCAATCTTTCGCCATTGACGACAACAAACCATACGGAACATGTGCAAACGCCTCGACGTTTTCAACCATATGTCGCAACGCGCTCGTTGCCTCGTCTACCGATGGAATTTTTTCCTTTTCACCATTATGGTATTTATTATTCATTTTATTGTTCTTTCTTATATGGGTGAACTGTGGTTCGTCCCTTTGCGAACTTTTGTTCGTGGGGGGGGCGTCCTTTTGTTCGTCCGGGGGTGAACTGTGGTTCGTGGGTGCGGCGTTCAATACAACCCGAATTTCGCGTTGTGGGTTGTGCGTCATGAACACCAAATTGCAGTCGACAAGACGTGACAAATATTTTTGAATTTGTCGGGATGTGACGCCGAGCCACTCGCCCAATTTTGCGTTTGACATCGTACACGCACCGCCCTTTTTACAATACCCGGCAATCAACGCCAACAACACCCGTTCGCGCGGTCGCAATTCGTGCATGTTCCAAATTTCAGCGGTTAATATGATGTATTGTTTCGGTTTCACGTCCAATGCATTGTGTCAACGCCTGACGGATCGTAACCGCCAAACGTTGGCACCAACTCAACAAAAAAGTCGACGCCCTGAATCATGCCCTTATATTGTGGCAAACGCTTTCGACGTGGCGTTTCAATATGTTGACGCAAGGTTCGCCGCGCTTCCTGTTCGCTCGACAAATACCAAAATTGGCGTTCGCCTAAAACAGGACAAGTGAAAACGAGTTTGAACATTACAACACGCCGTTTTTGCGCAACATTTCGGCCAGTTCCAAAAAGTCGGAAAACCTCAACGCCACAATGCAACCGCGATTGTTGCGTTTGTGAATTACGACATTGTAATTTTCGCCGTCCGGCATGGCGTCCAATATGTCGTGCATTGGCAACGAACGTTCGTGTGCCTTGCATTGCAAATAAAACGGGTCGGTGTCGGTCAAGTCAACGCCCTGGTCGTCAAGCCATTTTGAAACGTACCCGGTGCGTTGAGGGTCGCCACCCATTACACGCGCCCAAACTTCGGCAATCCGAAGTTCAAACCGCTTTCCCTTGTTTCGGCTGTTAATCACGCTCGTCGTCTTTTAAATTAATCCAATCGGGGCCGTTCATGTGGAACGTTTCCCCGTGTTTGTATGGCGTTGCGGTGCCGTCCCAATGTTCAAATTGCACCAACAACGAATCCCAAATGTTCAAACCTCGATTCATATATCCGGGGTTGACTTCATACAAAACGACGTGAAACGGCGCGACGGGTTGAATGACCAAAAAATAAAAACGCTCGACGTGAACGTTGTTTTGTCCTAACCCGTGAACGTACATCGCCGCTTGCATGAAATACAATGCGTCGTATGCCGCAAATTCCCATTTGCGCGGTTGCCATGCGGCCGCCGTTTTTACGTCCAATGCAACATTGTGACCGTGTGCGTCCACGATCCCCCGATGGTGAATGCCTTTGCGGGTAAACTCAATCGGACGTTCGCGGGTTTGACAATGTTCCAACATACTGGCGGCGGATGGATGTTGCCAAACGCGGTCGCGGCACATTTGCAACTTGCCCATTTCGTTCGGCGTCACAATTTCCGCGCCGGGGTGCGCGGCCATGAACTCGCGATATTCTTCGGTACGCTTGTCGCGCCGTCCATCGTAAACGACAACGTCACGTTCAAATTTTTCCGGTTCCAAAACGGCCAAATGCACACGCGTTCCAAATTTCATCGATTCCGTCGACGGCGGCCGGTGCAATTTGTAATTGAGGAAATTCAACGGGGAAACGCTGAACGCCTTCAAACTACTAAACGACAAGGGCAAAAAATCAGTTTTCATATATCGGGTTTTGTGTCAATTCAAACAATCGCGCATTTGTCAATTTCAACGCCTTGTCGGTTCGATAAACCTCGCCGTCATAGTCCGACAAATTCAGTTCCAAAATTTGGTTGCGATGGGCTAACAATGCCCACCGCGACCGCCGCAATTCCGAAATTTCTTGTTTGATTTCTTCGGGTCTTTGCTCGTCCATTACACGAACAAATTTTGTTCCGTCGATGAATTCAACAAATGGTTTTGAACGTGCGCCCACGCAATGACGCTTTGACAGACGTCGGGATACTTGCGGCCGTACAATTGCGACCGTTCCGCCAGTTTCGCAAGGTGCGTCAAATGTTTCTTGCGTTGCGCATTTTTTGCCGAAACCTCGGCTTGTCGTTGTTGCCATGTTTTCCACATCTTAAAAAGGCATTCCCGACGGGTTCGCGGTTTCCGCTTTAACAACGTGCGGCGGTTGCGTCACAAACGGATTTTCGCCCGAATAGAGTTTGTCGAGGTCGATAAATTTTTCGGTCTCGCTTGCGATTTGCAACAATTCCGGTTCGATGGCGCGTTCGACACCGCTCAACGAATAGGTTGTGCGCAAACCTTCGCCGCGACGAGTCAAGACCAATTCAAAATCCGTCCAATGACGACCGTTGCCAAATAGGTTTTGCATATCCGACAAAATCGATTTTTGCGTGACCGACCAAATTTTGACCGCACCAATTGGTTTTTGTTCGTCGTATTCGCAAACGATGAATGCGGCAAATTGGCGCACGTTTTCACCCTCCGGAATTGTGACGTCGGTCGGAATGTTTTCATCGGGTCGCCAACGGCGCGGTTTGCCGTCAAGAAAAATTTCCCAACCTTGGACGGGTTTTGAAATGATTCGCAACGAACGACGGTCGCCATCTTTAAGGCGTACAAAGTCTGAACCGCCTTGCGGGCGTTCAAAAAATTCAAAAAATTCTGGCATTGTGTGTTTTTTGTTGGCCGCAACTTGTCGCCCAATTACACACCATCAACCGAAGGTCGCGCCGAGTTATACACAACGCAAAGTGAATTCAGCGACATATATTTGTCGCGCACAATTTCGTTGTGTGTTCCTTGTTTTGTTGTTAGGGGTGGCCGGTCTCTACTGGTCACCCCGTAACAACGGCAAGATTCCGACGAAAGCCAAAGCGACCGCCGGCCACGTTAGGCCATGAACAACAATTTGTTCGCATGCCGTCGCGCAAATAAGGCCGGGAACGCCCTTGTCGACACGCCACCGAATACGTTTGCCGCTTGTATCAGCAACGCGCCCGACGGCCTTTGCGATTTTGTCAGCCGTTTTTATTGGCATCGTAATGTTGCAACCACGAAACCAGGTCGGCGAACTCGTCGCACACTTTAAAAGACGGACAAGCCTTGTTCGTTTTTGGGTCGTCGTTGTGACCAACAAGTTCCAACGGCGTGTTCAACACGATCCGCAACGAACGAACGATTCGCACAATTGCCGCGCGTTGCATTCTCGACATATTGTTGGACGGTTGACCGTCGTCATCTACGCCGCCAACGTAACAAATCCCAATCGAAAATTTGTTGTCGCCTTTGACATGTGCGCCGACCTTGTCCAACGCGCGGCCGCTTTCGATTTCGCCGCTTCGACCAATCACAAAATGATATCCAATGTCCGACCAACCGTTGCCATTTGGCGGTTCGGCGGTGTGCCATTTTTTAATGGTGTCGGCGTCGACGTCCATTGATGGCGGCGTTGCGCTACAATGAATATAAATTTTCTCAATCTTTCGCATTTTCTAAATTTTCCAAACGTTCAATGATGTCAACCAAAACCGTTTGCAGTTCGTCCAAAACCAAACGAATGTTGTTTTCGTCGCTGATGTCGTCCCGTGCGTCGTCATCATATGTTTTTAATATCATTCGTGAGTCAATTTAATCAATAATGAAACCTGAACGCCCGACGGTCGTCCCGTGGGATCAAATCTAAAACGCAACCGGTCACCGGCCGAAAATGTCGCGCCGCTGAACGTAAACGTGTTTGTTGCATATCCGCCAACAATTGTTTGTGTATCGCTGGCCAACGCTGTGTTTGATGGGTAACCGCGAATCGTAAAAATTGTTGAACCCGCCGTTGTTGCTTGAACAAGACAAGTCGCCTTCAAAACCTCACCAGCACACGGTGCCGACCAAATTGTATAATAATTTGACGAGGTCGTTTCGGACAAGGTTCCGCCGATTGGTATATAGTCGCCGTTACCATCAAATGCAAAAAAAGAGCTGTTCAAAATGAAATACGAAAACCCGCCGCCGCCGGTGCCATTGGCCGCCGCAGTTATGCGGCCTTGCGCGTCAACCGTTAGGTTCGTATTGGTGTAACTTCCTGGCGTGACGGCCGTGTTGGCGAGTTTGTCAGCCGTCACGGCGTTGTCGGCCAACTTGTTGTCGTCAACGGCTTCATCGGCAATTTTGGACGTTGTGACCGCGTCGAATTCTATTTTGTTTGACGTCACGGCGTTGTCGGCCAATTGTGTGGTGTCCACACCTCCGGCGGATATTCCGACCGTAATTGCGCCTGATGTCGTCACCGGGCCGCCGGTTGCCGTTAAACCCGTGCCACCGGTAATATTAACGCTTGTCACGGTTCCGGAACCGCCGCCGCCGCCGCTAATGGTTGACCAACTTAAATTGCCGCTTCCGTCGGTGGTCAACGCCTGACCGTTAGACCCGGCGCCATCAGGCAAAATCAACGTTGTGTTTTGCGTAACTGCGGTTGGCGCGGTTAGGATTATGGTATTTTGTCCGTTTGTCGCCGCTTCATATAGGGCAACGGCGCCTTGCATTAAAGCCGACGACCGAACGGCCAGTGCGCCGTATTTTTCCTGAATTACAACACCATTTCCGAAACTTGTAATTGATTCCAAAACATTGGCTTGACCGTCGACAACATTCAATTTTGATTGTTGACCGCCGCCGCCGTTTAAAACAATTTCGCGAGTTACACCGGCGCCAATGCTTTGGTTTGATGCCGACAACGACGGGTCAGCCACGGGAACAAAATTTGTCCCGTCGAAATTTATGAATTGGCCCGTGCTGACGGTTGATGTGTCGCAATTGCCGAGGTCATGCAAAGTTGTGGCCGCCCTGGCTTGCGCTTCGGCGGTCAAATCGGCTTGAATTTGATTTTGCGCAACGATGAGGTTTCGCCGCAAAGAATCGGTTCCAACGTTCCGCGTTCGCGGTGGCAAAATAGAACGCAAAGCAAAGTCAACCCCGCCAACGCCGTCGTCAACGACTGGCCCAGAAGATTCGGCAAGTTTTACGACCTCGATTCGATACAACGCATCTTTTGCCGAATGTGACATGTTCAAAATGCCCCACGAATGAGAATCAAACGACAAAATGTTGACCGGCGTCAACAAATCGGATGTGAACACCTGACCGTTCCGCACTTCCTGCGGCGTTTGTAGGTGCCGCAATTGGTCAATGCAAACCAAACGGTTGATGAACGTCGTCGAGGTTGTCAAACTCGATTGGAACCCGGTCGGCAACGAGTTTCCAGGCCCAACAATTGAACCAAAATAAACCGCCGGAAATTGGTCGTTTGCGTTCCCGCTTTCGCCATACATTGACGCCGGTTCGATTGTCAATTCCTCCGACGCATTGTTGTTCGAAACGGCCGCAAATGTTATCGCGTCAGAGTCTGACCCGGTGCCAACAAAAAATTGCGGGTCGCAAAAAATATTTGCGGCATCTGCAATCGCCGAATTGACTTCGCCGCCACCCTGACCAAAACCAAACGCGAAAACCTTCAATTCAACGTCGACGTCAGACGCCGCCGGCAAACCCGGCGTTTGAATGTTGAATTCGAATTCGCATGTGTCGGTTCCTCCGGCGACCGTACCGTTTGCAAGGTCACTGTTTAAGATGTCACCGATTGCCATCACGCGGTCGGTGTTCGTTTGCGTCCAACTCACGGCGCCCGGTTCGTTCGGGCGTTCCATGTTCTGATTTGAGTTGCCGACATTGAAAAACGCCGAATCAATTTGCGTTGTGTCGGTTCCAAGCGTTTGTTCACGCTTTAAATAGTACGATCCGACACGAACCAAAACGCCGACCTTGTATCGAGCCAAAGGCGACGCCGTCGTTGTTGCCGATGGCGCTTGTTCCATAACAACGCGCATTCGCAACGTGAATTTTGTGTCAACTGCAAATTGGGTGTCGATGTCTGCGGTAAACGTTGTCACCGACACGGGGTTAGTTTGTGACGTATTCGACGCGCTAATGTCAAACCCCGGAAAGGTTACGCCAACCAACGGTCGATTGCCTAAATAGTTTAATTCGCGTTGTATTCGGCGCACGGGCGGCATAAAAGCAATTGACCAATCTCCGACCAACTTGTTGTTGCCAGTTTCAAGCGTTTTTGACCAAAGAATTGTTCCGCCCGATGTACTCGGCAACGTCCATGTTTTTGTTCGTGCGCTATACGGCAACGTGGCGGCGTTGTCCAAAACTCTGGTCATTGGTACCAACGTCCATTTGCCGTCATGTTGCATAATGCGCGAATTCAACATTGCGCACACTTGCAAAATTGCCGTTTCGGCCGTTGGCGTGTTTGACGGTTCACCCGTCACAGGGTCTAACGTTGTGACCGCAATTTTGCATTCATCTAAAAAATCGCCGCCATAACTCGACAAGCCTTGCGGCGTGTAATCAACTTTGTATCGCAAAAACTGGTCGTTTGCGCCATACATGCCAACCGTTGGGATCGACGACAACGCATCGGTCAGGACTTGACCAATTTTGCGGTTGCCCGTCACAGGTTGGTCGCGTCGACTTAACGTTTGCAATCCGTCAACCGCTTGCAAGTCGATGACGTATGGCGGAACCGAATCGGGCAACGCGAGATTGTCCGAAGTCAAAAACCCGCGCCAATGCAACGTCGCGGTGTTGTCAGGGTCGGCGATTATGTCGACGATATATTGACCCTCCGACATTGTAAACAAGTCGGTCACAAACGAAACGTCGTCGGCATCTTCAACAACAAACGGAATCGTGCATGTTGACGCCAACAACGGCGAAAAAATGTTGTCGGCGCCTTGCCAGTTTATCGTAAAACCAGGGTCGGCCAAAACAAACGTTTTTGCCGTTATTGTTCCCTGCGGGTTTTTGTAAATGTCGACCCGAAATTCGTTGTCGCGAACGTCGGTAAACTCGGCATTATAAATTTTGTTGATTGCCATTTATCCAATTGCCATTGTGCCAAAGGTGCGGCGGCCTCGATTGCGGTCACGCTGACCAACCAACAACAAATCCCGGCCCGCTATGGTTGCCGACATCGCCCCGCCTTGCGGTTGCATCATTTGCCGAAGTTTGGACAACGGCGCGATGACTTCGGGGTTGATTCCGGCGTTCGGTTGATCCCCGACGACGGCCATTGTTGGACCAAAAGCCAATCCGCCACGCGCCAATTTTGGCATCATGCCGGGAATCAACGCTTGCAAAAAACTTGATTTTGCAATTCCCGCCAAACCTCCGGTTGCGGCGTTGTCAGCCGACAAAGGCGAGAACGCGGCCGCAATGGCGTTTCCAATGGCGATTTTCATCAATTGTTTCAGTAAGTCCCCGCCGAGTTTATTTAAATTTTCCTTCATGTTGTCGCCGCCCTCCATTACAAGGTCGAACGCCTGACCAATTGAATTTTTGATTGCGCCGCCGACCTGGTCAAACGCTTGTTGTGTCCTTGCCGCCACGGCTTCGGCTTGCGTTGCCATTTGTTCCAATCGCGAATCGATTTCGTTCGCTTCGCTTTCGTCAATTATGATGTCAGCCAATCCAAAATCCAATCCGCCGCCAACGGTTGCGGGTTGTATGGTTTCGCCGCCTCCGGTGTCGCTACTGGCGCCGCCACCGCCACCGCCAAACATGCCTTGCACATTCGACACAATGCCGCCGACCATGTTCGAAATTGCGCCCGGTTGCAACAAATCGATGTCGTCGGCATTCATCGCCGCGTTAATTCCGGCCATCAAGTTGGCCCCGGCCTCGGCCCCGGTTTGAACTAAATCGTCGCCAATTGATGAAAACGCGTTTGCGATTACGTCGCCGGCTTTGCTGAACTCACCGGAAAAAACAAGTTGCACGGCCTCGCCGAGGGCGCCCAAAATGTTGAACAGGCTTCGAAATCCAAGTTTTACAAAGTTGAACCACCCGGTCAAATAACCTTTGAGCGCGGCGAAAATGACGCTCAAAACCTTCGTTTTGTTTTGGAACTGAATCACTGCGTTGACGACTGAAATAATCGCGGGTTCGACAACGTCAAAATTGGTTATAATCAAATGAGCCAACGCGGCCACGGCCGCACCGGCGGCAACCACGGGAACCGAAATGCCGGCAAGGATCGGAACCAACGCGCCGACGGCGCTTGCGATTGGCCCGGCGGCGGCAAGCAACCCGGCGATGATTAAAACGTTGCGTTTGACCTCCGGCGACAAAGCCGTGAACGCCTTCATCATGCGCGTGGCAAAATCAATTGCCGTATTCAAAATCGGCATGAACGATTTCATCAACCCGGCGGTGGCGAACTTGAAATTGTCCATCGCCGTGGAAAATTTGCCGCCTGTGGTTTGCGACAAACGAGACATTGCGCCCTCGGCGAAACCACCTTCGGCGGCCATGTTTTGCAACGTGGCATTGAATTGTTCCACGCTGACCGCACCGGCGCCGAGTTCGGACGCCGGGAGGCCGGTGGCCTCGGCCAACGCTTCAAAAATTGGAACGCCGGCGTCGGCAAGACTATTCAGGTTTTCAAGTTCAACCTTTTGTTTTGCGTTGACCTTCGCAAAAATTGCCCCGAATTGTTCGATTGGCTTTCCCGTCGTCGCGGCGATGTCGCCCAAAAATTGAAGTTGTGTCGAAACCTCGCCAACGCCAGTTCCCGACGCAATCAATTGTTTGGCGGCCGTTGCGACGCCCTCTAATTGAAACGGCGTTGACGCCGTGAATTTGTTCAGTTTGTTGACCAGGTCGCCTGCTTCCTTTGCACCGCCGGCCAAACTGACAAACGACGTTTGCATGGTCTCGATTTGCATTGCGGATTTGACACCCGCAACGCCGAGGCCAACCAACGGCAACGTGACCGACTTTGACAACGAACCGCCAATTTTTGACATGCGTTGCGAAAACGCACGAATGCGTTTCGAACTATGTGTCAAGGCTTTGTCAAGGCGGGCGGTGTTTGCCCCGAACAAAATATTAAATGCCGCCGATTTAGCCATTAAGGAAATTTTTCATTTGATCCACAACCGACGCATCGACCGGTTGCGCATCGGTCGTTTTTGAATATGGGTGGAATTCGTCCGGTCTAATGACTGGCGAATTCGTAGAGCGGTGAACGTTTGCCGTGAGCGACAAAGTCGTGGCGGTGCGATTCCAATTTAATTCGTCGACCAATTCCGGCCGCTGAACTAAACATTGAACTTGCGCCAACGTCATGTGCCAAAACTCGAAAGGGCATGCCCCGCAACGTATCGCGTGGGCGTACACATCGCCAAACGTTAGGGGAGGCGCGGAATTTACGCCGTCGCCTCCCCCTCGTTGTTTCCCAGTGCCAACGCGTTAGTCACGGCCTCGCCGAGTTCCTCCGGGTCTTGACCGCAAACCAACGCCATGAATTCGTTTCGCTCAACTTGCGGAATCGAACCATTGCGGTGGCAAAAACTGCGGTGACCGTGCCAAAGGAATTCACAAATTTGGTTGAAATCACCACTTTGCAAACGTTCCGTCACGTCGTTGAATTCGCATTCGCTTTTTTCGGCCCACAAACGCAACGCGTTAAAGTCCAAACGAATGTCCAATTGTTTGCCCTCAATGTTGAAGGCAAGTTCACCTAAAAACCTATTCATGCGCCAAAATTACGCGCTTGGAACCTGAAATTTGTCAGAATCGCCAACCGTGCCGATTGTGACGAGTCCGTCGCCGGTAAACGTCATTGAAACGGTCGCGACATCATTCAAACCCGCGCTTTCGCTGTATTCAGTTATATAGGCATAACCGAACATTATCGGGTCGGACGCGGCCGGCGAATCGGTTTGTTGTCCGGTAGTCCAGGCAACGGCGATTTTCGTTCCCAACGCAAACAATTGTTGCATTGCGTCGGCGTTCCGAATTGTGCCGTTGCTTTCGGCCGTGCCATCGTATCGAACCTGTGCTTCGACTGACAAAGTCCAATCAATAAGGTCGAGCAGGTGTTCCCGGCCTTTTGACCCTTTGTCGCTGACGTCGATTGCGTTTCGGGTCAAACTAATTTCGCCGGACGTAGAGTTGGCGACCAGGTCCCAATATGCGGCGTTGTCAATCGCCGGGGTGGCGGTAATCGCGCCGGCGGTTGTGGAAATGTAAACGGAAAGGGCATTCGAGCGAATAACCCCGGTTGAATCTGCGGGCATGATTTAGACGTGTTGAATTGTGTCGGAGGCGGTGTTGATTTGCGTTTTCGAAATCGAACCGGTTCCTTCAAAGGTGCATGAATACGACGCCGCTTCATTGGTGCCGGCGCTTTGTTCGTAGTTGGTCAAATAGGCTTCGCCTTTAAACATAAAATCGTCGTCAACGCCGGTCATCCAGGTCAAAACAACTTTCTTTTTGTCTTTCCAAATGTCGAACAGGTCAAGACCCGTAAACGTGGTTGTTTCGTCATACATGACAAAACCTTCGCACGTCATTTGAAATTGTTCGCCGGCGGGCATGATGACCCGTGCGCCGTCGTTTTCTTTCTTTGTCGCGTCGATTGTGTCGCGCGTCAACGACAAGGTGGCGTTGTTACTGGCGCCCACCGCGTTGTATGTGTCGGCCGTGCCGCCGAGACCACCAACGGCGGAAACCGCGCCGGCCTCGTTGTAAATTCTTTCGATAAAAACCGCAAGAAGGTTCGATTTTACTTTGCCTGTCGTCGCCATTATTTCGCGTCTTTGAGGTTGTCAGGAATGAGCGCGTTCACGATTTTGTCGAGAACGCCGAAAACGGCTTTCGGTTTGTCAGTTGGTACCAAATTGATGATGACTTTTGCGGCCGTCAACAAGGCTGTGACAATGATCCATACGTTTTCAATGTACCAAGGGGATTCGGTCATTTTGTGAGGTGTTGAAGTTGGGTTTCGAGTTTTTGAATTTGCGCCCTCAATTTGCCGTTTTCCACACAAAGGTTTTGAACTTTGCGGTCGAGTTCCTCGGCGCGTTGTTTCCAGTCGTCGCGCCATTCGCGCAACTCGACAATCAATTGTTCGCGCTCACGAAAACGGTTTTTTTGGTGGCGCGTGTAGAACGTCCACGCCGTCGAACCCGTCAGGGCCGTAATAAGCGCAACAACGATTTCGGTCATGATGTTTTTTGTATTTGAACGTGAACGGACGAACAAACCATGTTGCCCGTTGACGTCAGGTTTTGCGCCTTCAAAATCAATTTGAAGTTGCCAGACAACGAAACGCAAAAATTCACGTTTTGCCCAATGGTTGAGGTGCGCAAAAATTGGTTGCATGTGAACACGTCCGAACCCGTGTTTAAATCGTGCAAAATAAATTTGAATTCCTCGTTTGAATTGGCTGACGTGACATGCGCGTTGACTTGCACGAAAAAATTTCCGTTCACCGAAAAATCATTTGTCGCAAGGCCGACAATATTGTTCGCATCAAACAATTCCGTGCCGATGCCGATTGTTGTTGCCGTGTTGTTGAATGTGGTCGACGCATTCGAAACAAGGGCGGCCAATTGTGCGCCACTCGCCGCAAACGTCAAGGTTGCAACGTTGCCATTTGCGGCCAGTGAGTTGTTCGGCACAATTAAAGTTGACGCCGACACCGTGGGCGTTCCGTCCGTTTCTTTGATTGTCAACGGGCCGGTCGGTACCGTGCCGGAAACAATCGCCGTTGCACCGCCGCGCATAGTTGCCACGGCATACGCCGACGACAAAATGAACAACCGACCGCCGTCGGCCTCGTCGGTTGCCCAATTGACAAAGCGGCATTCGGCTATTTGTACGCCATCAGACGCACCCGCAAACCCGTCAAGGGCGTCACGGCATGCGCTCGCGATTTGATACGCTTGTTTGGCCGATTCCGAGACCACAACAACGGCCACGTCGTTGTCGTCGTTGCGACTTGTTGCCGACTTTGATTCGTTGGTTCGGACGCCTTCTAAATCGACCAAAATTGCCGGGACAACATCGCCCTGCATTTGTACCAACGGCAAAATTCGACCGGCCGGAACGTATGCCGTAACGGCGGGCGTGTCTTGTAATTTTTTCAATATGCCGTTAATCATTGCGCGTTGTATTTCGCCGCAAGTTTTTTCAACCTCGGAATGAGAAACGATGCCAAATCGTTGTATGCACGGGCGCGAATTGGGCCGCGCAAAGCGTCGTCAAAAATTGGGTTGCCACGTTGGCCGGGGTGGCTGATTGTCTTTTTTCGCACTACGCCGCCGCCAGTCGGAACCATGAAAAATTTTTCCGATCCGTCGGCGCGTTTTTTGGCGACCTTACCAACGCCGGCCGTGCGTTGTCCGGCTTTGGTGCCTAATAAAACCAAATGCAAATAAAACCGTGGATTGACGCGCTTTGGTTTTTTTGAACCTGGCGGGCGCAACATTTGCGTTTTGGCTCGGCGTGTCGAAATGACGACTTCGGGGGCGCCCTTTCGGGCCTTTTTTCCTTTGGTCGTTTTGATTGCGCCGGCCAACGCTCCGGTGCGGTCTTTTACGTTTGCAATGGCCGCAACCCGTGCCGGGTCAATGGCCTTTTTCATTGCGGCAATCACGGCGCGGTCGCCGACTTTCTCCGGAACGCGTCGCATCAATTCGCGAATGTTGTCAAGGTCTTGTTGGTTGACCTCTACCGTGAAACCGTCACCCCGTGCCATTGTCTCGCCTTTCGGTAACTAAAACAAGACCCTCGCGGCGTCCCAATTCACGAATTCCCGTGATGTAAAAAATTTCCGTGTCGTACTTGACGCGATTTTGTACACTGACGTTTTCGGTGAAACGAATCGTCCATTCGGTGACGGTCAACGCCACGTTTTGCCGGACGTCGCCGGTTTCGCTTGTCGTCTTGTCTTTGCGCGTTGCCCAAACGGTCGAGGCGGTCGACCATGTTTTGGACTGGTCGCGCCAACCGTCGTTAGGGTTACTTAACGACGCTTGTTGAATTTCAATTTCACGGTCAAGACGGCCAATATTCAAAACATGACTCGATATGGCGACAACAACGCGTCGACGCCGGTTTGTAGTGCGGCCGGCATAACGCCGATTGTGTTTTCCTGACGGTTTTCGTAGAAATGGCCGACAAGCAACAAAGCGGCCTGAATTAGGTCGCCGGGAATGTCTGCGGCGGCATTATAGCCAACCGAAAAATTGATTGTCACCGGTTCAAGCGTGAACGGGTGCAATCCTGGCGTGTTATAGAACACGATCCGTTGAACGTTGCCTTGTGAACTGAACGAATAATTTTCGGCGGCGAACGTTTGTGCCGCACCTCCGGCGGCCCCAACGTACTGGACCGAAGTCACGTTGACGTTGGGGCCAATCGGAAATGCACCGGGGTTGAACCCGGTCATTTTTGCGGACATAGTTCCGCGACGCAACGAAACGTTGGCGCGCGCCTCGACTTGTTGCAAGGCGGCGTTTCGGATGCGCTGAATTAGTGCCGAATCCGACGGGGCGGAACCAACGCGCAAATGCGCGAAGGTTTCCGCATCCGTCAGAATATCGGAATAATTGTGCGACCCCGTATTTGAAAACGAGGATAGCAACATTAGGCGATGGTATCGGAACAGTATTGAACCAGACCCGCGTGGCGAACGTCGGTGTCAAAATACCGCGAGGAATACAAGCGAATTTCAGACGTGGCGCCACTGCTAAACGGGTCAGCGATAAAATCAACGCCCGTTCCAAAGAATCCAAGAATCAGCGTTCGAGGATCTAGCAAATACACCTCCGGCGCGGCGGCCGTGTCGGTGACATGCTTCGAAACAAACACGGGGCGACCAAAGATTGTCGAACCTTGTCCGTCATTGCCGTAAATGGGCGCGACGTTGGCAATCAATGCCGAGGTTCGGGCGTCGGCGTGTGCTTCCGGACCCATCAAAAACACCATTGCGTTGGGGTCACCGCCGGCGGCGATATATGCACCCTCGGCGCGTGGCAAAATTTCATCAAGGCCGCCAGTGTTGGCAACGTCGGTGTGTTGGTTTGTTTGGTTCAAACCGG